TATCCTGCTGTTTCCATCTTCTAAAATTGTTTTCTCCGTTTTCACCTCCCCAACTTGTATTAAGTTTGAGATTATGAGGTGTTTTACTAATTAATTTCTTTTCCCAATCCAATGCTTCTTGCATTATAGGAAAGTGTTGAATTACCCTTGCATCACAATCGTATTCTACATTTCGCATTTTTTTATACAATAAACTTTTACCTTTTTGACTTGCTTTTAAATGTTCTGACATTCTCATTTCAAAAGGTTTTGCTGTATAACCATAATAAACCATACCGTCTTTAAATTTTATTTCATAGACTTTATAGTTTGCCATCCTTTCTCATTTGTTCTCTGATTTTTGTTGCACTTATTTTTTGTGTTTCCTCATCAAGAACTTCCTCTTCAATTTTATAACCTACACCTCTGCCATATGTAATATTCATTATGTTAGGAACACTATACACTCTAAACTTACCTGCAAATTCAGCCAGTTCAATTTCTATATTTTTACAAATATCATCTACTTGCCAAGGATTATCTTGTGTAACAGGCATATCTCTAACCATTACTGCAACTTGTCCATGCTTTGCTAATGCTCTTTCAAACAATTTTTGATGTCCTTCATGCCATGGTTGAAATCTTCCTAACATTTGTGTAACAGGTTGCTTTGGTTGAAACTCATGATCTCTAATATCAACAGCAATTAATCTAGCCCATTGATCTACAGAGTCCTCTGTCCACCATTCGTCTTCTGTAATGTGTGCGTCAACTTCAAAAGATGCTTGATCCATAGGACTTTCAAACATTTTGTTAGTATCCTCAAATCTACCTTCTTTTATAGTGTCCATAAATATTACATACTCAGGCATAAATGCTTCTTGTAATTTATGTGTTGGACATACAAAATCTGCAATACCATATCTACCTTTTGCACAACTTTTTCTCACATAGTCCTGCATACGTTTCATTTGGCGTTCTCTACCTTCAGGTGAGAAGTCCCAATCGTTAAATTTTTCTCTGATATCATCAGCATTATACCAATCAGAATCATGTAAAATTTCACATAATCTTTTGGCTAGAGTCGTTTTGCCTGAACCTGGCAGGCCACATATTAAAATTCGTTTCATTTATTCCCTATTTTCACGTTCCCATTCCACATTTTCGTCGAACTCAATCCAGTAGTCTTCCATGTTTTCTGAAACATTTTCCATACTGTCATGCCACTTAGTATTTAACCAACCTACTTGTGCATCATAACTTTTACCGGTGGTGTCATTGTAATCATAATCACAATCTAATTCTTGTTTGTCATAGTAAACAGCATCAACGAATTCTGCTAAATTAGTTTCTACAACACCATATCCTAATTTGAATTCATCAAATGGTTCTTTAGTATCTACAAACCAAGCACCAAAAGACCCTTTTTCTGAACTGTGAAATGCTAATACAGGAACATATTTGTTGCCGTCTGCATCTTCTTCGTTTAATACTTCTGGCTCATCTTCTGTGCTAAAGTATCCACCTTCTCTACCATATACATGAATGGCTTCTCCTTCATATACTTCTTCATCATATGACCAATCATCAGAACCGTCTACTGGAACTTCATATACATAAAATCCGCCGTCTGCATAGGCACTATTAATGTGTTCAAATTCATCATTTTCCCACATATAAAAATCTTCACCTGGTACTGCAGGATGTGGTACTCCTTCTGGATCTAGCAATTCATCTGAATTTGCCTCTTCAGTAGGTTCCCAATCTTCTGCTTCTAATACTGCATCAACAAGTTCATCGTTTTTGTCTGCATAATAACTAGCGAATGCTGGATTTACTTCTCCTAAAACAAGTTCTCCTCCGTATCTACCGCCTTCTATTCTATATCTGTGTTTTGCCATGTTATCCTCCTAACTAATTAAATCAGCAACTTCAATATCTTTTACTTTATTTGCATCTTTTACAAAAAATGCACATTGTGGATTATCCCCTGACTCTAAGGGCACTGATAATAAGTGTCCGTTTTTAAGTTTTGGAAAAAACCATTTAACATCTTGATAAACATTTGTAATTTGTATAGATTCACTATTAGGTAGTCTACTTGTTAGAGGATTCATTACTAATGCTCTAAATTCTCTATTATTAAGACTTGCTAATGGTAGTGTTTCTACACTATCAAAATCTTCATCACATAACAACACACTCCAATCCATTGGCATCTGGATATTAAATTCTCCAATCTGCAAACAAATAGCAGGAGCATGAAAACTCTCTAAAAAAATTAAAGGTAAGAAATAGAAGTCTACCCACTCTGGGTCTGCTCCATCTAAAACACAATACCTAATATCATCTATTTCATCAGGTACGCAATCTATATCGTATGTATTATTTTCTACTGTAAGTATTTTCATTTATATTCCACCTTAGTTACTGAATGTCTAAAATTCTGCTCTCGGTAAAAAGCCTTTCTTTTTGTTAAATGCCTTTTACTGTATTTTAAATTACTTGTAATGTCTACAACATTAACGTAATCTTTGTCCTGTGCCTTTCTAATACCTCTTCCAATACTTTGTATTACTCTCACAAAACTTTTTCCTGGTTCAATTAATATTAAATTAAATATCCTAGGAATGTTTATTCCTACTGCGGCAACACCATATGTTGCTACAATAACTTTATTGTTCATTTCTGAAACGTCATCATAATTATCTTGCCTATCTTTTTGCTTCATAGAGCCTGATACAAAAACCCAATCTGGATTTATTTCTTCTAACATTTCTCCTGTTTTTATTCTGTCTATAAGAACTAATGTATTGCCGTTCTCAGCAAATCCATTTATTATCTCAGATAATTGTGCTATTCTTGTGGGGTCTGTAACTAACCATTTTAATTCTTGTGCATAGCCTCCAAACTCAATCATACCATCTTGTAATTGTAAAATGCTAATATCTAAGTCTGCTAGAACACCCATGTCTTGCAACTCTTTACTGCTCATTTTTCCTATAACAGGACCTAAACTACAAGTACAACCTACTGCTTCATGTTCATCTTTAGGTATTGTTCCTGTAAGTCCCCAACGTATAGGAACATTTGCAAATACTCCACTTAATAAATTCCTTAGTACATCTGCTTTTGCTTTATGTACTTCATCAACCATTACACAGGCAACATCATCTAAAAATTCATCTATAGGGAAGTCTGCTTCGTAATTTTTGCTTTTCTTTTCTAATATACTGAGACTTTGCCATGTGCAAATTGTATGTGTTTTATCATATTCTTTTCTGTCTCCATACAAAACACCCACATCTAAACCTAAATTTTTATAATCTTTTTCTGTTTGTACAACTAAATCTTTATTAGGAACAATAACAATAGTCCTTCCATAAGGTTCACACTTATGACTAAGTACGGCAGTTATAAGTGTTTTACCTGCACCTGTGGCAATCTCTTGTAAACATTGTGTATTTTCTAAAAATCTATTAACAATATCTACTTGATAATCTCTTAATATAATAGGTTGTCCTTCTGCAGGATGTTTCTTTGGCCACTTTACATGTTCATAACTAGATTGAGAAACTTGATCAAATTCAAAACTCCAAGGCTTACGCAAATCATTTATTTCAATTTCATAACCTTCTGCAGTAATGATAGGAACAAGTTTATCTAGTAAATGGAAATATGTTCTACCTCCAATATCACAGTACCTTACACAACCGTCCCACCTGCCTAATTTATATGCAGGCATATGATATGCATAAGGTAAAAAGTATTTACAGGCATCAGAAATCTTTCTTCTTGCTTTTACATCAAGTCCTTTAAAACGAACATTAACTTCGTCTCTAATTTCTAAAACACATTTCGCCATAATTTATTATACTACCACTTATAGTCTAAAGTCAAGTAAACTTCTCTACCTTCTGTATTATAAAAAGGAACAACTTCTACAATTTCATCTGTAATGTTTTCTGCTTTTAAGGAAACAGTAATACCATTTACAAACTCTTTTGTTACATAAAGATTTAATTTGTTTAAATCTTCCAAATATTCTTGCCCTTCTGCTAAAATATCATAAGGTCCAGGTTCTCTATCTAAATTAAATGCGTACTTTAATCTAAAGTTTACATCAAAAAAGTCTTCGCTGTATTGTAATACTCCAGCAAATTTAGGTACTCTAGTTTGATCTGTATCAGTATATTTTAACATTACAAAAAGAGGTCCAAAGTTATTAGCATATCTTATACCTGCTGTAGTGTATTCTCCTGTATTTGCATAAGTAGGCATAGTGTAAACTGGATTGTTTTCTTCTACCATTGTGTAGACGCAACCTAATGGCATTCCTTCTGATGCTGTATAATTAGGATCTAATACACAACCACCATATGTACCATCTTCATTTACAGATGCTTCATAATCAACTTGTAAAGATGCTGTAATATTATCTGTATTAAAGCCTGGCACATACTCAATAGACTCTTCAAAATCATACATAAACACACTAAGTACACCGTATCCTAATTCAATACCTACACCTTTTTCAGGTTCTAATTCTTCATTACCTTGCACATATCCGTCACCAAACTTTTCATATAAATTAGGCTTTCTAAAACTGTTTCCTAAATTAAAGAACCAGTCTCCTTTTTCTATACCTAATCTAAGAGCATTTTGATCGTCATTTCCTAATCTAATACCAAAGTTATAATTAAGTATAAAATTAGCATTGGCTTGAAAATATATAGCACCGTTTTCATCTGAATACTTTTCGTCCAGTTGCGTTAATGTAAAGACACCATTTCCTTGAATCACTTCATAGGCATTATCAAGATCAGGTTGCTCAGTGCCGTCCCATAGTGGCAACAATGTACCATCATTATATACTAAATTTTCATCTGTATAAGAACCTGGTACAGTTGGTGTTACAGTAACAGTTTCTGTACCTTCAACATTTTGCCAACTGCTTGTATTGTAATATTGTTTTTCTACATCTACGCCAAATGCAATATTAAGATTTTTACTAAGTTCTACTTGATTTCCTATTCTAAAGTAATCTCTATAACTTTCATTTGTGTAAGTAGGATCTAATTCTGTAAAGTATTCTGCTGTATTATAGTTTCTACCTATAGTAATGTAATCGTTTCTTATTGCTACATTATATCTTTGGCCGTCCTGAACACAATCATTACTGCTTTCAAAGTCATAATTAAAACAGTTGTCATAGTCGTATTCGTATTCAGTAAACTTACCTACAATACTAAAATCTCCTGCGTCAACATTAAACCTTGCTGTTTTGTTTTCGTAATTGTCTTCTTCATCATTGTCATTACGAACACTATCCATGCCTTCTTTAACCATACTAAACTCTAACTGTTCAATAGGAGCAACTCTAACATAAGCAGGGTCTATTGCCTCTCCTCTATATGTAACACCACGTTCTATAGTGTCTTGTATTAATACTGTTCCTGCTATACTGCCTGAGCCATATATAACACCGTTTGCACCTGTAATAACTTTTACAGTTTGCCCACTAGCAAAGTCATGTCCAAAGTCATACCAACTTGCTCCAGGGTCGTTTGCTGGAATACCATTTACATAAACTGATGTATGTGATGTTTGAGCTCCGCGTTCATTGTAACCAACAAAGCCTCCATAGCCTCCTGGGTTCCATGTAAAGACTGGCATAATTGCATTCATTAAACTGCTGTTTTCTATTGGGTCTGCTTTAACCACTTTTTCTTGCTGAGCAGTAACAACAATCTCTTCTATCTCATCTGCAAATGCCCATGCACTTAACAGAGGTAAACAAATAATAAATGTAATTTTAAATAAATGTTTGTGAAAAAATTCTTCCATTTTAAAATCTCCGTGACCATTTAGTCATAATAGTTTTAGTAATAATTATACACGAAGAGTATGTTTTGTCAAGCATAAAAAAGAAGAAACCCCCAATTAATTGAGGGTTTCTAAAAGTGTTCAAAGTGGGAGGGTTTTGAACACTAGGGGGAACATGAGAGACCTACTTATCGATCAGTCTCCTCATGCAAGTTGACTCCGCCAATTCTTTCCACTTATCGAAATCCATCTTAGCCAAGTCAGCAATTTTGAGTACCATTCTCAAACTAAGTTCCCTAAGTCTAGCACTCTTTAGGACCATGAAGTCTACTATTTCTTTTTCAAACTCTTTACTAAAGCCATACTCTTTAAGCATACCGTCTCTAATAATTTGATTTATTCTAATAAACTTATCACTAGTAGTATCCATTCCAAGATCTATATAGTGACATCTACTCATTAATGCTTCTAAGTGATCTTGTATTTTCTTACTTCTAACATTTTCAAAGTTCACATTAGTAATAAAAATTACGCCACCTGAGAATTCAAATCTATCAGGAATGCCTTCTCTTCTTAAAGCCTGTGATTCTGCTTTCCAACTAATTGTTCTCTTCTTACCAGAGTCCAAAACAGCCTTCAACATATTCAAACATACTTCATCAAACAAAATGCTATCACAGTCATCAAACACTAGGATATCACCTTTGTTTGAATTGTTAAACAATGTTTGATACAAACCAATTGGTGTCATAGAACCTTTAACAACTTCAGTTCTAGGAGGTTGCCCAGCAAGTTTAGTCATTGAGTCATACTCATCAAGTATAGTTTCTACACCAAAACTTTTACCTACTCCTGGAGGGCCACTTACAATTAGTCCTCTAACAGTACCATTTGCTACTGCGTCAGTCATTTGATCTAAAACAGCAAATCTACCTGCAATTCTGTCCATTGCCTGTTGTTGCGTTTCTTTTTTCTTTTTAGTCTTCTTGACTGGCATTACAGAAATGTAATCTTCTTTACTAGCAGGTTCAACACTAAGTGGTGAGTCAACTAAAATTCTAACTCTTTTAGCATTTGGACCCATTAATGAAGTTCCATCAACAGTAACAAAAGCACCTTTCTTTCCAAAGGTTAAGGGTTTTACTACTGGGAATACCGCATCTTTAATAGGTGCATTACGGTAAGTACCTTTTTTAATTTTTACAAAGTTTTGCATATTTCCTCCCACGGATTAATTAAACTTACTATATTAGTATAACAAATTTTTAGTTTTTGTCAACCTATTAACCAAGAAATAAAACTAAAAAATATCCAAATACCAATTAAAGTACCGATGATACTAATCAAGCCATCTTCCATTGCATTGTCCCAAAGTGTAGATATTGTCCATACTATTGAGCCTATTACGCCAACGGTTGCTAAAAAAGATATCATATATTTTTACTCCTATTTCCTAATTAACTATATATAGTATAGCATTTTTTGGAGGATTGTCAACCTTTTTTTATTGATTTATTAGGAGAGATTGGTTGTGTTTTAGTATAGGCATCATGTCCCAATACATTTCATGTAGTTCTTGTATGGGTTTATTATTAAGTTCTTTAATAACATCTGTAAGCATATCTACTTTCTTTATAGGGTCTGTTTCATTGTCGTAATCTTCGTTCCAGTAATTACTAAATGTTTTATAACCCATACCTTTAAGATGGTCTAAGGTGCCCGTACAACAATAAATTAGTTGTGGGTGTAAGTTTAGCATAGGACGAGTTGTTTTTTCTGTTATAAACATTTCTGTATGAAAAGGTCTAAAATAATCGTTTATGTGTTCTTCATGGAATTGATCTGCTAAAGTAAAACATTCTGAACTTTCAGTTGTAACTGTAAAGTAGCAATTTTCATATACATATCTATAATCACCTACTTTATTCCAATCTCCACCATCATCGCCAGTCCATTCTATAACTTCAAATAATGTATCAAATGCTGTTTGCCAATCACCTTTTATATCGCATTGTATAGGTAAAAGTTTTTGTAATTCTTCTGGAACAGGAAACTGTTCCATAGTGTCTACATTATTGTAGTAATGAAAACTGGTTAATTTATCTGTTTCTATCAATCCCTTTTCCCACATAGATAACATAAATCTCTGTCTATGTGCTAACATATTTCTATTAAAACAATTAAATTTATGTTTTCTTAATTCTGTAGGAGGTTCAGTTGTAAATTGTAAATGATCATAATATCGTTTATTTTTTCCGTAAAGATAAAAGCCAAAATGTTCATAATCACATTTAAACTTGTCTTCGTTAGGAGCATAGATTTCGTGCCATTTATCGTATGAAGATTGAACAGTACCACTACCTGATAAAAATGTTATATTTTGTAATGGTATATCATATTTTTTTGCAAATTTATGTATTGTTCCTGCCCAATACTCACCATTTACTAACCACAAGGTACCTTCACTAGTGTACCTAAAAATTATATCTATTTGTTTTGAATAAGTTGGGTCTGCTTCTAATTTGCTTACAAGATCTTTTGTAAGTGTTACAGTAAAATCTTCAAAATCAGATCTGTTTCGTTCTTCACAGTCCTGTAAATTATAGTTATAAACTATTCTATTACTATGTCTTCCATTCCTGCTGTTCTCAATCTCGTTATGTGTCCTATCTGCCATTGCTTTGTGTCCAATCCTTTCATTATGCCTAAGTATTTATTTCGTAAAAGGCTGAATTGGTTTACAAGGTGAGTTAGATCTATAACTGATTGTTCACCATCTACAAACTTATCAGCATCTCTACTGCTCAAAGTTCTATTGTAGTTTTCTAAATATTTACGGAATGTTTTAGAACGTTCTTTGCGAAGTTCTATATTTAGATGTTCGAGAATTGCTTCAATCTCTTGGAGTTGATTGAAGCGAAACTCTGTCAGACCGGGTAGGGAGGCGGAGGCTTTCTCCAGACTCCCTTTGATCTTTACTTCCCATCTTGCTTCGTTCAGTTCTTTTTCGTAATACTCGATTGCCGGAACTATATTACCTAAGTCTTGAACAATGTTATTATAATGGGTAGCCATTTATTATTCCCAATCCTCATTGTCATCATCATCGTCTAATCCGAATTCATAATGACTAATTAGTGCCGCCTTCATTACTGAATCAAACATATTTAGATTGTCTTCTACTTGTGATATATCCAGTTGATCATCAAAAACTCTTACAATCTCTTCAGCAACATGAAGTCGTTCTTTTACTGACACATATGGTTTAACACTATCCCATATATTATATAGTAACTCTATTTCAGGATTCATCTGTATAATCCTCCATATTAGGTTCTAGTTCTTCTGGATCAATATCTTCTACAACATCATCTTGTGCCATAGGATTTTGACCCCATTCATCTAAAATTACTTGAAGTTTGTCATCAGTCCAGCCTTTTCTGAACTCTTTGATTTCTTCACCAGTTACAGGCGATACATAAGAAAGTTTATTGCCGACTTTAACCACAATGCCTTTTGCTTCTAACATTTCTAACATACCACTATAAGGGTCCATTCCTGTCTCATATGGAATCTTGATTTGCACACCTTCAAAAGGTTTGCTATATCTAGACTTCATAACTTTACAGGCGGCTCTTATACCTTGTACTGTTGAAGTTTTATTTCCTGATTCATCTTCTTTTAATTTTAGTTTTTTAATTGCAACAACTATACTACTTGCATAGATAAATCCTTGTCCACCTGATATTTTATCATCTGGATCAAACATATCTTGTGATGCATAAGTATGGTTAGTTGCTACGATACCAATTGGGAAGGGTGCTATTTGGTTTACAGTATTTCTAACTAAAGACGCCAATGCCTTTGGTTTTCTACCCATATCACCTTTCATATCACCTTTCTCAAATTGTGTCACGTCTGTAGGTGTTAATAACATTCCTAAACTATCTATAACAAATAGTAACTTAGGCATATCATCATACTCTAAATCACCATAATTGTTTTTATAGTCTTTCATAAATTCAGATATTGCTTTTGCAACATCGTCAATCATGCTAACACTAATTTTTAATAGTTTTTCTGGACTTGTATCAACATCTAATGCCTGTAACCATTGTTCATCTAATGCGTTCTCAGAGTCAAATAATACTACTTGACATCCTTGATCTTGTGCATTTTTAACAATGTTTCCAGAACATATAAACGATTTACCAGAACCTGATTCACCTGCAAATACACTCACTTTACCTAGTGGGATACCTCCATTGAAGTCCCCACTAATTAGGTAATCAAGTGTTTTGTTACCAGTGCTGATCCAATCCTTTGGGTCATGGAAACCAGCACTAATACCAGTTATGCTTTTTGTCAATCCAGTTCTGAACTTTGTTAAGTCAAATGGCTTTTGCATAATTTCTCCTTACGACTGTCTGTTTCTGATCATATTAAGAATATCATCTGCTGATTTCTTACCTGTATCTTCTGCTGGAGCAGTTGCAACTGTTTCAGCCGCTGGTGCTGGAGCAGGAGTCTCTACTGCTGGTGCAGGAGTCTCTACTACAGTCTCGGCTACAGGTGCCACACTCTCTGTTGTAGTCGCTTGTACGTTTTGAGCTGGAGCCACAGTTGCCTGTGTTTTTGTTCCAGTATCAAGTCCATAGGGTTTGAAAAAGTTACCCCATTTTTCAGGGTCATAAAGTTCTCCGTCAACACTTGCTTGGAACATCTCTGCTATCGCTTGTACACCTTCTGCCGTTGGTTTAGCAGGAAGGAAGTCGTTTAAATTATACAATCCATGTGTATCAATTGCCGCCAATTGTTCTTCAGTAAGACCACTTTCTTTTCTAGCCCACTTACTTGTAGAATAATCTGCGTATTGACCTTTGGTTGTTTTAGATAATCTGAAATCAGTACCTGCAACATAGTCTGTTGGAAGGTTTTCCATTTCTGGGTCCATAAGTGCTGATTTGATTATGTTGAATATTTGAGGACCAATTACAAATCTTCTAATTGGATTCTCTGGTGCAGTTTCATCTAAAGGATTTTCATTTACAAATCCTTGGAAAATGTAACTTCTTTTTTTCCAATATTTTCTGCCCATGTCTTCGAGACTTGGATCTTTAAACCAAGGTCTTACCTCAGTTAATACTGGACAATTTTCACCAAACATTTCCATACAAGGAACTTGTACAGTTGTTGGTTTTTGATCTCCACCTACTACTCCTGGGAATGTAAGTCTGATCATTTGTCGTTCAACCCAAAAGAACGTGTTATTTGGATCACTGTCAGGCAGGAATCTTAGTACAGTACTACTTCCTTCGTCTATGTTCCAAAATGGGTATATTGCGTTATCGCTTTGAGCTTGGGAGTTACCTTTGGAATTGTTTTCCATTGATTGTAACTTTGCTCTTATTTCTGCTAATGAGGCCATGATATTTCTCCTATATTTGCCATGTTCGTAATACCTTCTGTGTTTAGGGTATTACTATTTTTCTATTATAATGCCGAGATGTAAAAAAGTCAACACCTTTTTACAACTATTGGTAAAACCTTCTACCAACAAATTTATTTATCTATAAAGTAGTATTTTACTCTACAAACTGGTCCATAAATGCTTCATATGACTCTTCTACGTTCATAGGAGCATTTGATACATTGTGCTGACCTGCACTTAGTAAACAACTCTTAATAGTACCATATTCAAATTGGTTAAGTTGTCCACCAGCATTAATTTTATTACTAATGCTATGTAAATAATTAGAAAGTGTATGATCTTGTGCTGAATAACCTAACTGACTAACCTGGTGTCCAAGTTTACCATGAGGTGTATCAAAATCAACAATATCATTTTCACTTAATAAATCTTTGATGTTTGCAAAAGTTTCAGATTCTATTGCTTTAACAATTTTATTTTCAAAACTTTGTTTTCTACTCGCCATTGCTTTTAAACTGTCCATAACATTTGCAACTTTATCATCAAAATGTGTTTCAGTAAATTTACTTTCTAAATCTAAATTATCTTGTAGCATTTCAACATTGTTATATGCTTTAACATTTTCTACTGCATTCGCATAAGTTTTAACACCACTTAATCTTTTGAAATTTACTTTAATGTTGTTTATGTTTTCCAAAGCCATAGTAACAAACTCTTCATTTGTTTCATTAACTAATTTTGCTTTTCTTACATATTGTACAAATTCTTTTAATTTTTTAAACTCTCTTGACATTTCAGTGATTGCTTCACCTATTTCATCAAAAGTTTCACCGCCATTGTGCAAATGTCTTGCCATTGCTCTTGCGGCTGACAGATTGTTTTCTGCCATTTTAAATTTTTCTTCACCACGTTGTATTAAGATACTGTGAATATTTCTGCTTCTAGCACCACGAACTTCTTCGTTTACTTCTTTATTATGTCTTACAATTATTTTAACACTATCTGCTAGTGGCTGATAACTGGATTTTCTACTACCTGTCATTTTACCTAGACTTGCTTCTGTAATAGACTCACCTAAATGTAATTGTACTTTTGTCATAATATTATTTGGGTCTGCTTTTGCACCATTAATCTTTTCTTCATCGTTAAGTCTACTTAAAATATTTCTTACTCTTTCTGTATCTCCATATTTTTTAAAGACTGTTTTCTTAACTGCTCTTAATTTATCAAAATAGTTACGTGGCAAATCTGTATCTAAACTAGGTCTATCATCAATATCTGCTTCGTTTTTCAATGAATCCATATGCCTCATATATCTATCATATGGTGTTTCATCTTTTAATTTTTTATCTACCTTATGTTTAGGTCCTTTGCTTTTTAGCATCTTATCTGCTAAATCTTTTTCAACACTTTTACTGTATGGTACTGCTGGTTTTTTAGATTCTTCCTTCTTTTTGTTTCTTGCAACATATTGACTATACATAGTATTAATAGTAATGTCTCTTTCAAGTCCTTGCTTTCTAGCCCAATCATAAAATTCAGCATGTCTTAAAGGACTTCCATCTGGATTTAAAGGCATGCCTTCTTTATCAACTGCTTCTTCAATTCCAACATCTTCATAATCTGCATTAATCATTTGTGCATTATTTTGTGATACAGTTTGGTTATTTTCTGAACCTTTCATATAATCAATTAATTTCTTACCACCGTAGATTGCCGCAACAACACCTGCCGCAGGAATGCCATATTTTGCTATAATAGGACCTGCTTTTTTAATTGCATCTGGTACCATTACATCTCCTACTTTACCTGTCAACCATTTAATTGCATTTGCTGTTGTATCTAATTCACCATCATCTACGGCATCAACGGCTATGGTTGTAGTAATTGGACGTTTTGCTCCTTGTTTAAAAATTTGACCTAATACTTTTAGTCCACCTCTTGCGGCTACACTTACCCATTCGTCTATTTCTTCTTCTTCATTATAAGACATCATTTTGTCTGAACTTTTTACGCCACCGAAATATCCGTCATCTTTTCCTTCGCCGTCACATTCCTCACATGACTTATTAGATTTCATATCTCCATCTTTGTAACCTGTGCCATCGCATTTCATACAATCTTCACCTTCAGGTGCTGGATCTTTTGTGTTTTCATTTTTCTTATTTAAATGCTTAATACCTGCATCACCTATTTCATCTTGATTATAAGCCAATGCTAATCTACTGAATACTGTTTTTTCTCCGCCTCTTGGCAAATATTTGTTTTTAAAATTTTGTAGATAAGGTAATACTTTTTTAGAACCAGGCCACTGTTTAAATTTTTCCATACCTAATTCACTTTCAATATATTGTAAAATTTCTTCACCTGTTTGATCTTCTATACTTTGTCCTGGATAGTTCCTTGCTTTCCATTGTATAAATTGATCAAACATTCTGTTACCTATATCTTGTGCTTTACGCA